GAACGGATTGCCGAATTTCTCCGGCAGATCAAAAATCCCTACTGTTTCAAGTGCGGCAAATTTACCGTCCGGGCGCAGTTTGCCGACAACGGCGTGTCCCTGGAGGACTGCTTGAAACAGATTTTAATTTAGCACTTTAATGTGTTGACTTACCCGTGGAGGTGTGCTATACTTGTGACTGGAAAAAGAATGAAATAGGGATAATCCAGCCACTCGTTACATCGCGGGGTAAGTCCGTGATGTAAAGGAGTGACTTTTTTATGCCTAAGTACAAGGGCGACGCATACCTGCGCCTCTCCTATTCCGCTGACCGAAGCGTGGAGAGCGACAGCATTGCCAATCAGAAGAAGCTCATTGAGGACTTTGTGGCGGCTCACCCGGACATTGAGCTGGTGTCGGAGCGGGTGGACGATGGTTACAGCGGTTCCAGTTTTGAGCGGCCGGCGTTCCAGATGATGCTGGAGGACATCAAAAAGGGTGCTGTGGACTGTGTTGTCGTCAAGGACCTTTCAAGGTTTGGGCGGGAGTACATTGATTCCGGCCGTTATATTGAGCGTCTGTTCCCGGCACTGGGCGTGAGGTTTATTGCCATCAACGACGGCTATGACAGCCTGGGTGGGAAAGACAAATCCGATGATATCATTATCCCCTTTAAGAATTTAATCAATGATGCATACTGCAGGGACATTTCCATCAAGATAAGGAGCCATCTGGAAGTTAAGCGGAAGAAAGGTGAGTTTATCGGTTCGTTTGCTGCCTATGGCTATAGGAAGAAAGCGGATGACAGGCATAAGCTGGAAATCGATACTTATGCGGCAGGCGTGGTAAAGGATATTTTCCGTATGAAGTTACACGGCATGAGCCAGGACGGTATTGCGAAGAAGCTGAATGAGTCCGGAATACTGCCCCCGACGGAGTACAAGGCGAGCAAGGGGAGCAGGTATCATACTTCCTTTAAGGTAAAGGAAAAACCGGAGTGGACTTCGGTGGCAGTCAGGAGGATTTTAACGAATGAGATTTATATCGGAAACCTTGTGCAGGGAAAACAGACAACGCCAAACCATAAGGTAAAGCAGCCCTATGTAAAGGAGGAAAGCGAATGGGTGCGGATTGAAAAGAACCATGAGCCTGTCATTTCGGACAGGGATTTTGAAATTGTCCAGAGGCTGCTCGCCATGGACACAAGGACTGCACCGGGGAATGGGGAAGTTTATCCGCTGTCCGGCCTGGTCGTATGCGGCGGCTGTGGCATGCCGGTGGTCCGCAAGACAACAAAGGCAGGCGGCAGAGTGTATTCCTACTATATCTGTACCACAGGCAAAGAGAAAAAAGAATGCAGCCTGCACAGTATTCCGGTTGAAAAGCTGGAAAGCGCAGTGCTGGGATTATTACAGAAACACATTGAAAATGTGCTGGATTTACAGAGGATTCTTGCTTTTGTTGGCTCTGTCCCGTTCCGGCAGATGGATATAAGGAAACTGGAAGAAAGGAAAGCGGAAAAACAGGCGGAAATTGAGCGGTGTAAGAATTTACGCAGTACGCTTTATGAGGATATGAAGGACGGCATGATTTCGGGAGACGAATACAGGGAACTCCATGCCGCCTATGAGAGCTGCAGGAAAGAGGCACAGCTTGCCGTCCGGCAGATGGACTTGGAGCTGGAGAAGATACTGGAGCGGAAAAGCAAAGGATTTTTGTGGCTGGACTATTTTACAGAGCATCAGAATATCGAAAAGCTCACAAGGAATGTGGTGGTGTCACTGATTCGTGAGGTCAGGGTAATGGATAAAAATTCTGTGGAAGTTATTTTTGATTTTTACGACTGTTACCTGTAGTGTCTGGATAACCTTGAAAGGCTTGGGTATGGATGCCGTTATAATGAAAATGGGAAACTGGTTATCCGGCAAAATGATGTGGAAATAACGACAGATAAAGGATGTGAAACTGCCGCATCGGAAAGGAGGGCGGTGTGATATGGCGAGGAAAAGCAGAAAAAATATTCCTTCTGTTATGGCAGAAAATCCTGACAGTATGGAAAAATGGGCCGTGGCAGAACCGGAAAGCGGGCTGGCAGTGTGGGATGGTTTTGGAATACCGGACACGGGGGAAGAAATAACAGTAGCGGAACCATACTGTGGGATAAAATTATACCATGCCGCCATCTACGCAAGGCTGTCCTTTGAGACAGAGGCGAACCGGGAAAGGGAGACCATTGACACGCAGATTTCCTATCTGAAAAATTTTATAGACAGGCAGGAGGACATGGAACTGGCAGGCATTTATGCGGATATATCGGTTAGCGGTACAAATTTTGAAAGGCCAGAGTTTATGCGCATGATGGAGGATATCCGTTTAGGGAAGATTGATACGGTCATCACAAAGGATTTAAGCCGTCTGGGCAGAAATTACATTGATTCCGGCACATATATTGAGCGGATATTCCCATTATTCCATGTACTGTATATTGCCGTGAATGATGACTTTGACACAAGCCGCAGGGGAACGGATTTAACCATGCCCATGAAAAATAACATCAATGAGTGGTATTCAAGAGACCTTTCAAATAAGATGCATGCCGGTTACCGGACCATGTGGAACAATGGGGAATATATCTATGGCCGCCCGCCATATGGGTATAAAAAAGATGCCGCGGTAAAAAAACTGGTTGTGGATGAACAGACAGCATTGGTTGTAAAGCGGATTTTTGGCATGTATCTAGATGGGATGACGTACTCAGAAATCGCAAGGGCATTACAACAGGAAGGGATTGTTTCGCCCCCAAAGTACCGTTATCTCGAGCAGGGGAATGAAGAAAAGGCAGGGAAAGCGAGGGACTGGTACCACCTGCACGTTAAAAATATCCTGACAAACCGGCATTATGCAGGCGACAGCGTTCATGCCACAAGGGAGGGCGGGTCCAATAACCCGGACAAAGACAGGAGGGTTTCAGAAGAACACTGGATTATCATACCGGATACCCATGAACCGCTTGTCAGCAGGGAACTGTTTGGTAAAGTGCAGGAGAAAATCAAAGCACAGGTAAAAAGCCTCCATGACCGGGATGCGGCACTGGAACATGAGAAGACGCCGGAAAATTTCTTTACGGGAAAATGCATCTGTGCGTGCTGCCGGAAAAACATCGGGGTTGTTCGGAGCAACAGCGGCAGTAATTTCTTTTATTACCGGTGTACTACTACCCCGTTTAACCGCCAGATGAAGTGTACAGCACATGGAAGGATGAAATATGGGGAGCTCCATGATGTGGTATTTCAGGTTATTAAATCCCACATGAAACTGTGCATGGAAAAAACAAGGCAGACGAGGGAACGGAACCGCAGCAGCGATGGTGTCCGGCAGTACCGCTTTTATGCAGATGAGATTATCAAAATACAAAACAATATCCGTAAAATAAAGTCCAGAGAAAGAGGGCTGTATGAGGATTACAAAGATGGGCTTATCACAAGTGAGGAATATCTTCAGTACCAGAAGAATTACCGGGAGCAGGCGGCAGAACTGGTAAAATCAGCGGAGGAAATGACGGAGAGGCAGAAGTGTTACCAAAAGGATTTCCTGCCGGATGAAGAATGGGGTTCGGCAGTAAAGAAATTTATGGGAAAAAGAAAACTCACAAAAGAGATGGCGGATGCATTTGTGGAGAGGATTGTGCTTGATAAAGAGGGTAATATGGAGGTTATGCTGAAATATGATGATTTTCTCAAAGAACTGGTGCAGAAAGCAGAAAACTGAGGGAGGTTAGCACAAAAAATAAGTTTTTCGCATTGCAATTCTGTGTCTGCGCATTGCTTGACACAAAGTTGCTTTATGTGCAAAATGCAGTGCAGAAATGGGGGTTAAGATGGATAAGCAGGTAATTGCCATATATCTCCGCCTTTCTGGTGAGGATAAAGAAAAAGGCGCAGATGAGAGCAACAGCATAACAAACCAGAGACGGTTGATTTTAGATTTTATTCATTCCGACAGCAGCCTGTCAGTCTGTGAAGTCAGGGAATTTGTGGATGACGGCGTCAGTGGGGCAAGGTTTGACCGGAAAGCCTTTCAGGAAATGATAGAGCAGGCTCGGAATGGGGAAGTGCAGATAATCATTACCAAAGATTACAGCCGTCTCGGCAGGGATTATCTGGAAGTTGGCAAATACATGGAGTGCCTGTTTCCGTTACTCCATGTGCGGTATATTGCAGTCAATGAACATTATGACAGTGACAATTATGCCGGAAAAACAGGCGGCATGGAAGCGGGAATAAAAAACATTATCAATATGATGTACAGCCGGGATGCGAGTAGAAAGGTAATGGCAGCAAGGAAAGTCCTGGCGGAGCAGGGGAAATTCATTGGCTCCTTTGCGCCATATGGCTATGTAAAATCACCGGAGGATAAGCACAGGCTCATTCCTGACCCGGAGGCGGCAGAAGTAGTAAAGAGGATATTCACACTGGCGGCAGAGGGAAAGAAATACAAGGAGATTGCGAGGATTTTGAATGAATCAGGCGTTGAGACCTGCCTTGATTACCAGAAAAGCCACGGCAGGGAGAGAAAATATGGTACGGATATCAAGGTACACCAGTGGTCGGCTACTACGGTAATGGATATTTTATACAATGAAGTCTATATCGGAACGATTGTCAATAACCGCATGGAACATAATCAGAGGACGGGTTACAAAACCAAAAGAAGAAGTCAGGCTGAATGGACGGTTGTGGAAAACTGCCATGAACCTATCGTCAGCAGGGAACTGTACGAGGCCGCCCACAAAAAGCTGGGGAGAATAAGCCATGCAAAAAAAGAGAGGCAGGACAATCCTGCGGCAAGGCTGTTTCTCTGCGGGTGCTGCGGACATGCACTGGTAAAACGGCATGGAAAATATAAATGCCCCGCTAATCTGAACCCGGCAGAGTTAAACTGCAGCAAGGTAAAGCTGGATGCGGAAATTTTTGAAAATACAGTGCTGGCATATATTCGTACCACGGCAGAATCCTTTTTGGGGGATTTGGAGAAGAAAAGGAAAAGAGTGCGGGAAACACAGGGAAATGAGCCGGATGCGGGAATAATCAGGCAGAAAATAAGACAGATGGAGAACAGGAAGTTCCAAGCCTATGATGATTACACGAGGGAGAAACTGTCGAGGGAAGAAATGCGGAGCCTACGGGATAATCTTCAGGAGGAAATCAATGCATTGAATGAAACTCTGGCAGTTAGGGAGAAGGAACAGGTGGAGTTAGCTCATGCATCGGATATTTCTGAGGAAGAGCTGACAGTGATTGCGGGATTGTCGGTATTTGATATAAAGGCAAT